GTACAGAAGGAATTTTTTGAGCAAGGGAACGCTTGGATACTCAAGAAGTTTGACAACAAATTACCGTGGATTCGCACATGAGTGGGTTTAACAAACAACTGTTTTACCAGTTTTGCTCGCAGTTACAGATTGAAACCAAGGAGCAAGGCTTAAAACGCATGGGTAACCTACTCGGTACACAAACCTATGTCATGGATGAGATTACAAAAGGACTGCAAGACGATTGCCATTTCTTTGTAATCCTGAAAGGAAGGCAACTTGGAATCACTACAATATCACTCGCACTTGATCTCTACTGGCACTTCACCCATCCAGGGCTGCAAGGAACGCTCACCACAGACACCGAAGAAAACCGAGATATGTTCAGGTCAACCCTTGCCATGTATATGGAAGGTTTACCCAAAGAGTATCGAATCCCGCTTCTTGCCCACAATCGGAATCAGCTTTCCCTCAAGAACCGCAGCCGTTTGTTTTATCAAGTCGCTGGACTTAGAGCAAAAGGTTCACTTGGTCGTGGAAAAGCTATCACATACCTACATGGTACGGAAACAAGCTCTTGGGGTGACGAAGAAGGACTAGCTTCCCTATTGGCTTCCCTTGCAGAAACCAACCCAGATCGACTGTACTTGTTTGAATCGACTGCCCGTGGCTTCAATATGTTTCACGATATGTATGTCACGGCTAAACGGGCTAGAACCCAACGGGCTATTTTTTGTGGCTGGTGGCGCAATGAGCTGTATATGCTCGATCCCAACTCGCAAACCTACAAGGTTTATTGGGATGGCAAGCTCACGGGCGAGGAAAAAGAATGGGTACGGGATATTAAGAAACTGTACAACTTTGAGATCAATAGCCGACAAATCGCATGGTGGCGCTGGAAGCTCTACGAAGGCATTAAAGACGATAGCTTGATGTATCAAGAGTTTCCTCCGACTGAGGACTATGCGTTTGTGATGACAGGAACTTCTTTCTTTTCCAATGCGAGGTGTACGGATGCCGTCAAAAAGATTAAGCGAACTAATTGTGAATACTTTAGATATAGCTTTGGAGTTAACTTCCAAGATACTGAAGTTCTTAAATCCACAGAAAGACTGGCTACACTCAAAGTTTGGGAACAGCCTGTTGATACTGCTTATTATGTTATTGGCGCTGATCCCGCTTACGGTAGTTCTGATTGGGCTGATCGTTTCTGTATTCAAGTCTATCGTGTTTATGCTGATGGGCTTGAGCAAGTGGCTTCGTTTGCGACTTCAGAACTTAACACCTACCAATTTGCCTGGATTATTGCGCACCTGGCTGGAGCGTACAAAAACTCTACGCTGAACCTAGAGGTCAATGGCCCAGGTCAAGCTGTAATTAACGAACTCAAGAACCTCAAGCGCCAAGCAGCCAACATGGGCAGCGCTTTAGGAAAAGACCTCATGGATGTGTACGCCAATATGCAAAACTACATTTGGCGTAGAAACGATACATTGGGCGGAATCTCCAATAGCATTGGCTGGCTGACTACCGCAGCTACCAAGGAGAGGATGCTCACCTATATGAAGGATTATTTCGAGCGTGGCATGATGGACATCTACGACATGGACACCATTGAGGAAATGAAAACCATGGTGCGTGACGGTGGCTCGATCATGGCTTCTGGTCGAAACAAAGATGACCGAGTAATCGCTTCAGCCCTTGCTTGCGCTGCATTTGCCGAGCAAGTCCAACCTAGACTGATTGCCCAAAAGATCAGTCGCCAAGTATCACGGGTGCAAGACGACTTTACGCCAGAGCAATTGACAGTTGGGCGCAATGTGTCAGACTATCTCAAACGCATTGGGGTTTATGGGCAATGAATCACACCATTCCAAAAGCTGAACTCAAGATCATCATGCGCAGATTCCTATCCGACCATGAGCGTGGGATCAGTATTCCTTTGTTTGCCGACTTATCTGGGGTTTCTATTGCCCACTTGCGGGATGTCTTTCTCAATGACAAAGAACCATTGACCGAATATGTGCAAAGACGGGTAAGCAAGGCATACAACGAATGGAAGAACGGTGAAGTCGCCATTATGCAAAACCGAGATGCCAGCAAGTTTGTGCAGTACCGCAAAGAAGCCAAGCCCGTATTGCAACGCACCAACAAACTAGAAGTGATTAATGGAGAGATAAAGATTAAATTAGGTATTAGTAAGAAGTATGATTATTCAGGTAGTACATTAGATGAACAGTTAGGAAGGGGATAGCAATGCCAGTAAAGAATGATTACAAATGCCCGACACACGGGTACTTTGAAAGCACCAAAGCACAATGTCCAATGAAAGGATGTCAAGATGAAGTTTTTGTCGTTTTTCTCCAAGCTCCAGCAATGGTTTCAGCGAAAACCCGCTTTACCGACAGATCAACCAAGCAGCTCGCAATGGAGTTCGATATGTCAGACATCAAAACCACCAGAGAAGGTGAAAACCAAAGCGGCTACCTTATGCGCAAAAACAAGTTCAAAGAAAAAGACTACGCAGAAGCCGAAAAGTACGCAACCCGCAAAAGAGGTGTCAACAAAGACAAGATCCAACCTCAACCGCAGCCGCAAGCGCCAAAAGAAGCCCGCCCTGGTGATGCAGCGATCTGGGGTGGCGGCTTCCAAGGGCTAAATATGCAATCGTTGTTAGCTGGTCGTGGAATTCAACCCGTGCGAGATGAAGCAGTAGGCTTGACACCATCTCAGGCTGGTATAAACTCAGGACCTAGAGTAGATCCGAAATCAACCTTGCGAGATCCTGATAATCTAAAGATTAAAACATGAGAATCCCATCCAATGCTCAAGAAAGAGAAGATTTTTACTTAGAAATCTTGCAAAAGTGTTTAGTTTCTAAAGAGGAAAGACGGGCTGATTACCATACTCTGCGGGCTTACTACTTGTTTGGCGCTGGTCCTGAAGAACCACCAGCGTATTTCAACAAGATTAACCCGCATTTAGATCAGCTCTCATCGTTTTTATATTCCGCAGATACTACCCGCTTCAATATTCAACTTGGTGCATCGGTCAATACCATCGAGCATCGCAAAACACCCGCATTAACCCAGGCTTTAAATGACGAATGGCTTAATTCCAATGCCGATCAGGTATTTTCTTCAGCCTTAAACTGGTCATTAGTGTACAACACCACCTTTATCAAGCTGGTTGTTAATAACGGAATCCACCCATACATGATCGAACCGTCATCGGTAGGCGTGTTGCGGGAAGATACCCCATATACAGACAGGCAAGAAGCCCTTGTTCAGACCTATTACATTACGAAGTCGGATCTCTACGCCCGTCTGTATTCCCATCCCAAGCGTGATGAACTGGTAAAGCGTGTCACAACTGGCTCTGGACCTGAAGATAGTGACATTCCAGATGCCGTAAACCGCATTGTGACTAGCCAAACCAACCCAACCATCTACGGTAATGTCAACATGGATCTCTATGGAGAGATGCGTTACCAGGCTAGAGTAGCCGAGGACACCGTAGAGATGCACGAATTGTGGATCTGGAATGACGATACAGGCGATTATCAGGTCGTAACCATTGCTCAACCGATGGTTATCATCTATGACCGACCTGGTGAATCCTTGTTTATGAAGGGTGAATGTCCGTTCATCCAGCTCTGCCCGAACCCCTTATATGACTATTATTGGGGTGAATCCGAGTGCCAAAAGCTGATTTTGCTCCAATCTTTGCGCAATAACCGCATGACTGAGATCTTGGACTTACTCAGCAAGCAAGTTAGCCCTCCTACAGCCCTTACAGGCTTTACTGGTATCTTGGATGAGAAGAACTTTGCACTAAATCGTGCTGGTGGACTGTTGGCTTCCGATATGCCTAACGCCAAGGTGGATCGCCTAGCACCGAACTTGCCAAATGACTTATTTGAGATGCTGCGTGAGATTGATGCCATGTTCTCTGAGGTATCAGGTATCTCCAATGTGCTTTCTGGTCGTGGAGAATCAGGTGTTCGCAGCCAAGGTCATGCCAGCCAACTAGCTAGACTAGGTAGCTCTAGGGCTAAAAAGCGGGCATTGATCGTAGAGGATGCGCTGGAAAAGGTCGCAACCATGTACCTCAAGCTCATGCAGATTTACGATCCTACCCATTACACCGACACGGAAGGCAAGCCATTCATTGCCGATCAGTTCACACGGGATTTTGTGGTTAAGGTCGATGCGCATAGCAACAGCCCAATCTTTACTGAGGATCTGAAGAACCTGGCGTTTAACTTGTTCAAGGCTGGAGCGATTGACCAAGAAGCCCTACTCGATATGTTAGAACCTCCGATGAAGCAGTTGTTAAAAGACAAATTAAAGTCTAAGATGTCTATGAGTGGTGGTGGAAGCTTACCCGCTTCTGCTACTGAAGCTGGTGTTAGAGAACCAATGGTGGGGTGAGTATGGAAGATCAAATGATACAACCCAAGGCAGATCAACCTAGGGTAACTACTGAATCATTAAAGCGTGGCGATGCGCCAGCACAATTGGAGTATCGTAATCGTGGTTTTGAGAATTATTCTCGTTCACCCAGTACACGGGTGTACGGGCGTAATATGCGGTAACTTTTTAAGGAGAATGGTATGTACGGCAAAAAGATGAAGCGTGGTCGCAAGGCTACTCGTTAAGATCCTTCACGGGAGTTCCTAGGGTAGCGGGAATTAAAATACAGCTACCCACTTGACAAGTCATAGATAAAGTTTAATCTATGCAAAAATTGATAGGAATAATTTATGGCTGTTCCACAAGAAGAATTGATGAAGATGATCGCAAGCCAGCGGGATCAAGCAACTCCTGGCGGCATGGTCGAAATGAAAGAAGAAGAAACGGTGATGTCCGATGCGACAACACCTCCGATGGGCGCTCCGATGTCCACTCCTGAACCCAAGATGGGTACTAAAGAATCTGCGATGTTAAACCTTTCCATGGCAATGGATCTTTTGAATCAGAGCTTGCCTGGCATTGGCGTTAACTCCAAAGAAGGCAAACAAGTTTTAGATGCAATTCGTGTCATTACTGGAATCCTAGGTCCTGACAAGGAAAGAACGGATGAATTGCAACCTACCGAGATTTTGAATATGTTGCAAACTTTACCTCAAGCTGGTGGCGCAACACCTGAGAGTAAAGCCATGTCATCTGCGCCAGCTATTCCTGGCATGATGCCCACACCTCCTGGTGGCGGTGCATTGCCAATACCTCAACCCATTTAAAGGAAATTATTATGGAACTCTTTAAACCCCGTGGTGCTTCAGCTCCCCGCAGACCAACTGATAACAATCAGCGTAACGGTCAAGTAATCAATACTCCACGCTTCTCTGAGTTTGGTGGCTTATCCGCTGCAAACAAAGCTGGTAGCAAGAACCAAATGTCGATGTCGCAACCTGGCGACACCAAAAAAGTCATCTAACGAACAAAGGGGATAAAAGATGAGCTTAGAAGATATTAGTTTAGAACAGCGGGATGAACTAGCGCTCTTGATGAAAGAGTTAGCTGAGAATCCTACTACTCGTAAAGAAGCCTTGCGTTTGACCAAAAAGGTTAGACCAAATCTGCCTATTCCTGAACTTGAGCTAGAAGATTACACCGAGCAAAAGGTGACTGCTGCTGAAGAACGGGTTATGCAATTGGAAGCAAAGCTCAAAGAGAAAGAAGCACGGGAAGAATTACAGAAGCGTAGGGATAAACTCATTAAAAATGGGCTTGTCCAAAACGAAGATGATATTAGCGAAGTAGAGAAGATCATGCTTGAAAAGAAAATATCTGACCACGAAACTGCTGCTGAATACTTCCAATGGATGAAGCAAGCTGCAACGCCTACTCCGTCTGGCTATAACCCAAGTCCGTTAAAAGGTTTCGACCTCAATAACTATTGGAAAAACCCAGTACAAGGTGCTAGAAACGAAGCAGCAAAAGCATTACAAGAGTTGCGTAAAAACACTCGACCAATCGGTATTTGAAGTTTGCAGTAAAAAGGGGATATTTGAATTTTGTTTGGAGATAAACTATGCCTATAGGTGGCGGTATTCTTCCAGCAGCGGGTACATCGCAATATAACGAACTTACTTATGTAACTCGTAGAGCGTTTATCCCTAAACTGGTCGTACAACTTTATAACAGCACCCCTTTGATGGCTGCGTTGATTGCAAATAGTCAACAGGCTTCTGGTGGTGTATCCCAGGTAACTGTGCCAGTACAAGGCGCTCAGTTCGTAAACGCACAATGGTCTGACTACTCTGGTAGCTTTACGCAACCATCGGTTCAGCAAGGTGCATTTAACGCTGAGTTCAACCTTAAACTGATGATTGCTCCTGTACCATTCCTAGGGATGGAAGGCGCTGTACAGCAAGACTATGCAATTATTCCTCTCATTGAAGCTCGTATGAACGATGCAACCAATGTGATGATGGATGCAATGGCTACTGCTTTGTACACCAACTACACGAACACTCAGCAATTTATTGGTTTGCCAGGCGCAATTGACGATGGTACTAACATGGGTACATACGGTAACATTAACCGTAGCACCTATACTTGGTGGCAGTCAAAAGTTTACAACGCTGGTAATGTAAACCCAACTCGTCAAAACATCCTTCAGTACATTTCTGGAACTGTTAAAAACGGTGCAGAAGTGCCTACTTTTGGTGTTTGCGGATTCGGTACTTGGACACTATTGGCTCAAGACTATGTTGGTCAAGAGCAGTATGTGATTACCCCAGGTAGCGGATTTGACGGTGAAACCAATGGACCACAAGCAGCTTTCCGTGCTTTGATGGTTGCTGGTGTACCTATTTATCCAGATCCTTATTGCCCAGAGGGTACTGTCTATTTCATTAACTCGAACTACTTGAGCTTGTACATCCACGATCAAGGTAGCTTCGTGTTTACTGGATTTGAAAGCACTCTACCAAACTGGCAGATTGGTTATGTTGGCGCTGTCTTGATGATTGCCGAATTGGTAAGCACCAAGCCTAAGTCGATGACCAGAGTTTCTGGCTACAACTCTATTTCGTTATAAGGAGAACTAGTCATGGCACTCGGCTTAAATAAAATCCTGATTTCAGGTAGCAACACCAATACGCCTGGCGCATATTGGCAGCTTACAACCATTAGCGCTACAACCGCTGGTAATGTCGTACCCGCTGGAACTTACATCGCATTTGCCACAAGCAATGTGATTATTCAAGCTGTGTCGGCTTACAACACCACCACTAGCACCGCAACCTGGTCTAATGTGGGTGCAATTAATGTCGGTGGTGTAGTGATCTCCGATGGCGTAAATGTCCGCTTGTTAGCTACAACCAACGCTACAGTAACTCTTGCTACTGTAAACGGTGGTGAAGCTGCTTCTGGCACTTACAACGATTAAGGAGAGAAACGATGGCTAACCCAAATCATGTAGGTAATCTTTACCTTGACAGTTTTGGATACGGGTTAATTGGAAAATTAACTGCGCAGTCACTCGCATCAACGGGTACTGCTCAGATCAAGATTCCTCTCGTATCTGGCGGGTTAACCAACGGTGGAGCAACTGGAAATTCTGGTGGGGT